TGTTCGTCGAGTTACTAAATGGATCTATATGCCTAGTGAAGGTGTCAGTGCTGAATTTACAGATTATAAAGAATTTTTACGCGCTACTGAAAGAATTATAGATTTTGGGAATCAAGTTTAATTTATTAAATTAATATATAAACCCTAACGGCTATCGCCTCCCCTTTCTTGTTTGTTTTTGTTTGTTTTCTCGCTTCCTTTGCCTCCGGCGTTAGAGAAGTTAGTTTTGTGGCTGATTCTTAAACGGATCACTAAATGTCACATTGTAGGTGATTATGGCCTGGCATGCAATAGGATCTGGGTTTACACCCGCGCCTATGCTACTAATGCCGACGATGTAAAACGCTTGTGCTCCTGGGTTTACCGTTTGAACTGCTTTCAATTGATCGTCTTTTGCACTTAGATTTAACAGCTTTGCTGGCCAACATGAAAACTTTAAAATTGGCATTTTCGCTGACGTATTTTGTGGACAATATCTCCATACGAAGTCAGTATTTCCTTCTTCGATTAGTGTGTCCACATTACTTGGGAAGTCGTTCGTTGCTGCATCTCTTAAGATCCACAATCGACAACCTCTTTGGTTTGCTTCGTAAAATTGACCTTGGGAAACAGTAGTTCCACCAACATCATTAGAATATGCAGTATTAACTACATGTGTTGTCAACGGTATAATAGTTATGTGGGAATAGTTAACACGATATGTGTTATATAAATTAGCATAATTGTCCCTAAACATAGGCTGATGCCCAACACCAGTAACATTCGGATCAAAGATTGAATTAACTGAAAAGACTTGAGTTGCTGAACCCGAGCCACTAGCGTCCAACGTAAAGTTCTCCAAGTACCGTAACGCAACCGTCTTCTTCGACGGAAAGTTACCAAGCGGTGCTTTGAACTTGAACTTCGGTACATAAGTTGGTCTCCACTTAGAATATCTAAGTCTCTTGGATCGATGATTAGCGCGACGCTTAACGCGTCTAGACCGTTTGCGCTTCTTGAAGTATCCAGTAGGATTTGCGTAAGGCATGGTAATTACACCTTTTTACCAAATTGGTAAATGCGGATTTATGTTGTGTCTAACCTAGGGGTATAAGCCCATGGGCTTATTGATCAGATCAGGGCTGGGGGTAATACTGACCCCAGCCTATGGTCACAGCCGAAATATCATTGGTTCTCACAATCCAATATGGCAAAATCTCGGAATTGGTGCTTCACACTTAACAATCCGGAAAAGACCGAATTCACGGGACCATCTAATATCAAAATGTTGATTGCCAATAAAGAAATTGGATCTTCTGGAACTCCTCATTACCAAGGCTATGCTGAGTTTAACACTAGCGTTCCCTTGTCTCATCTGCGCAACTGGAATGGCCGCGGTCACTATGAAATAAGGAAAGGTACTCAATATGAAGCTATTAAATATTGTTTGAAAGACTTCTTGGATGATGGTGGAAAGCCAATCGAACTCTTCGACGTGGCACTTTCCGTTTTGGAAGGATTTGGATTGGTCTCCGAAGGCGTCGACACATCTCAACTTCTTTCTGATTTTCTTGCTGCTTTGGAGAAGAAAAAAGTTTGTAAATTGACTGCTTTAAAGATCTTAATTGATGAAGGATCCACTGAGAAAGAGATCGCGGACTACGATTTCGCGACATGGTGTAGAAGCCACAGAGCTTTAGAGTGCTATCGTGCCCTATCGGTAGATCCTCGTAATTGGGAAATGGAGTGCATCGTAATCTATGGACCAACTGGAACTGGGAAGAGCCGACATTGTAATGAAACTTATCCTGGTGCATATTGGAAACAACGTGGAAAATGGTGGGACAATTATGGATGTCAAGATGTCGTTATCTTAGATGAATTTTATGGATGGCTCCAATATGATGTTTTACTTCGGTTAATGGATCGTTATCCTTTGCTTGTTGAATCAAAAGGAGGTCAAAAACAATTTGCTTCGAAGACTCTTGTTTTTACCTCCAATAACTTACCTGCTACTTGGTACAAGACAGAAACTTACTTTGATTCTTTTGTTCGTCGAGTTACTAAATGGATCTATATGCCTAGTGAAGGTGTCAGTGCTGAATTTACAGATTATAAAGAATTTTTACGCGCTACTGAAAGAATTATAGATTTTGGGAATCAAGTTTAA